GCCGCGCCGGAAAGACCGAGCTGGCGATCATGGAGCTGATCGACAAGGCCATGAAATTCCAGCTTGAGCTGGGCATGTTTGTTTACATCGCCCCGTTCCTGAAGCAGGCCAAGGCCATTGCTTGGCAACGCCTCAAGCAAAAGATCGAGCCGCTGCGGCGCATGGGCGCGGTCGACATCAACGAAGGCGACCTGTCGGTCACGTTCTCCCATAACGGCGCAATCATCCGCCTGTTTGGCGGCGACAACCCAGATGCGATGCGCGGCCTGCGGATCGATGGGGCGGTCATCGATGAGGTGGCGCAGATCAAGCCGGAAGTTTGGATCGATATTATCCAGCCCGCGCTTTCCGACCGTTTGGGCTGGGCCGTGTTCATCGGCACCCCGGCTGGCATCAACCTGTTCAGCGAGATCTATTACAAGGCCGAGAGCCTGCCCGATTGGCATGCCGCGCGCTACACGGTCTACGATACGCAGGCCATCGATCAGGGCGAAGTCGAGCGCCTGAAGCGCGACATGGCCGAGACATCCTTTGCCCGCGAATACCTGTGCGATTTCTCGGCTGCCGGCGATGACCAGCTTATCAGCCTCTCGGACGCCGAGGAGGCGGCTCGGCGCGTATATACCAGCAAGGACGTGGCTCTGGCTCCAAAGGTGCTGGGCGTCGATCCTGCGCGTTTTGGCGACGATCGCAGCGTGATCTTTAAGCGGCAGGGATTGCAAGCTTTTGACCCGCTGGTCTATCGCGACATCGACAACATGGAACTGGCAGCCCGCGTGGCGGCTGTCATCGAGCAATGGCAGCCTGACGCGGTGTTCATTGATAGCGGCGCAGGCGCGGGCGTCATCGATCGCCTGCGGCAGCTCGATTATGATCCGATTGAGGTGCCGTTCGGGGGCAAGGCCAACAATCCGCATCAGTACATCAACCGGCGCGGCGAAATGTGGTGGGATCTCAAGGAATGGATCGAAAGCGGCGGCGCAATCCCGAACGACCCGGCGCTGAAGCAAGAGCTGGCCACGCCGGTCTATTGGTACGACGCAGCCGGGCGAAAGGTGCTAGAGCCAAAAGACGAGATTAAAAAGCGCCTGCAAGGTGGCGGCTCGCCTGATCTGGCCGATGCATTGGCACTGACCTTTGCCTATCCCGTTCGCAAGAAAACCATGGAAGAGATGGCCGGCGCTCGCGTTCGCAAGAAAGAGCATGACCCGTATGAGGCGCTGCAAGGTGCCCGTATTTAGATCAACAGACCATAGGTTCAGGACAATGGTGCGGATTGAGGTTTCTAATCCAGCCGATCACATCCCTTCGATCGCCGAACTTGCGCGAGAGAATTGGCTGGAGACAGGCTTTGATTTCGAGATCAACCCGTCCGTCGAGATATATCAGGCAGCCGTCGACGCTGGCATCTTGTTCGCGTTGGGGGTGTTCGATGGAGACGAGGTAGTTGGCTATTGCAGCATGATGATCGCACCGCATGCCCACAACCCCGCGATTATCATGGCCTCAAGCGACACGCTGTTTGTCCGCAAGGACTATCGGCGAGGCACCATCCCAGCCCGGCTGATCAAAGCGGCAGAGGATGAAGCCAAGCGCAGAGGTGCAAGCCGGGTCAACTGGCACACGCGGGCGGGGACATCCCTCGCTGCAATGTTAGAGCGCCGGGGCTATAAGCCAGCCGACGTGATAGTGACGAAGGAGCTTTGAAATGGGTCTCGAAATTGGAACATTGATGGCCATCGGTGCGGCGACCAGCGCGGTCGGCACGGCCTATTCAATCTATTCCGGCCAGCAGGCAGCCGCACAGCAGAAAGAAGCTCTCGCCCAGCAGGAGCGGGCGCAGGCCCAGCAAATGGAAGTTGCCAAGAAGCAGCAGGCAACGGCTGAAGAGAACATCAACCGCGCCAATGCCAAGTCGCCCGACACCGCATCGATCTTGTCGAGCGCGCAGCAGGCAGCAGCAGGCGGTTCAGCCGGCACTATGCTGACCGGCCCGCAAGGCATTGTTCCGAACCAGTTGGCGCTGGGCAAAAACACATTGCTTGGTGCTTGATTATGGGCACCGGATCGGGATCCACAATTCAAGGTTTGCTGTATAGCTTGATCCGAAAAGATTATTCGGAAGCTGATCGCGGCAACGCAATGATGGATTTCGCTACGGCGCAGAATGGCGGAAAGAACCCTATGCAGGGCGCGCCGGTCCCGTTTCAGCCTTCCAACACCCCAGCCCCGCAACAACCGGCGGCGAATGTTGGCGCAGGCACAATGCTGACGGGGCGATGTAAACAAACATGCCCAGCTCAAGCTGGAATTTCATGGCCTTGTCGATCAGCTCCATGATCGCCAGCTCGGTCTTTCCGGCGCGGCGATGCAGGGCAAGGACTGTGAAGCGCCGCCGAGCGCGGTGGCATTCCTGCTGCCATGCTCTGGGCCGATAGTCCAAGCGGATCGGGGCGTGTTTCATTCTTCAGGAACTCCGGTCACCACCGAGATCGAGACGCCACCCTGATGCTCGATGCCGACTTTGTCGCCGTATTTCTTGGGGTTCCATTTGGCCAGCAGCTTCATGCGCTGTTCGACCCGGTTCTTCAGCCAAGCGACGTGCGCGCTGTCGAGGCTGGAGCTATTCTCGCTGGTCTTTTCCATGGGAAAGGTGTCGATGATGTCGAGCGTATCCTCGGCAATCGCGTCGTGCCCCATGTCGCGCGCGCGCGCGAAGCGTGTAGCGAATTCCTCGTCCTTCTCCAGCCACAGGTAAACGGTTCGCCAATTAGGGTTTCCCTCTATCCGGCAAAATTCTCGCAAAGTTTGACCGGATGAGATCCATTCAATGATCTCCTCGACCTTATCCTGCGGAACAGCTTCGACGGGCCGGCCTCGTTTTTTTGGTGCGTCTTTCATTTCTTCACCCGCTTCCATCGATCTGGGGTTTGCGCCCGGCGCTCATAGCGGCAGATCTTGGCGACGACGTGCCTCGATAGGCCCAGCAGCTTGGCAATCTTCCGATAACCAAAGCTCATGTCCTCATGCATATCACGGATTTGGTCGACGGTCTCGTCTGAGAGGCGCGCGTTATGGTGCGAAGAGCCTATGCGATACCCTTGCTCGTTCACTGCCACGATTGTGCTGTCTCGCAGGGTCATCATTTTTTTCTGAAGACCGCCGACCAATTCACTTTTTTCTTTTTGACGCCTTCGCCTGCCATGCGTTTAGCCTCGGTCTGCGTCATTCCATGCTTTTTAGCGATCGATTTATTGTGCGCTGCCGCTTGGAACAGGCGGTGCTGTTTTTCGGTGTAAGGCATGGCAGCCCCCAAATCACTTCGATTGGGGCGGGATTGTCTCAAAGCATTGAGTTTTTTGCAACGCCCTAAGATCGAGCCTTGTTGAAAAGCGCGAGCATCACTTCTCGAAGCTGGTCAACCGCCTTCTTGCCCCTGATCTCTTCCCTTGCTTTGAGATCTTGCCTGCGCTTCCAGAGGGGCCGGCGTAACAGCTCGCGGGCCTCGCACTCCAGTGCCCACAAATGGCACCAAGAACAAACCTTATCGCCCCCGACAAGGGTGGTGCTTTGATCCCGTTTGCAGCCTTTGCAGCTCATCAGTTCGCCAACACGCCAACACTGTCGAGATAGCCATCGATGATCTCGACCGCGTCATGCAAGCTGATCGCATCAAACACAGCTTCAGTTTTTGCTTCCGCTGTTTCTTCTTCTTCAAACCCAATGTTAAATTTGCAAATGCCGTGACCATCGGGCTGAAAGAAAAACGAGATGCATGGTTCGCCATCATCGTTTTGCTGTTTGATCAAAACAATCTGCGTGTATTTTTTATGGCTCCAGATCTTGGCGAATTTATTTGGCATGACGGTTTTGCTCCAGTTCGCGCCTGATGCGCTCGATGTAGATTGTAAAATCCATTGCCTCTTCTTGTGCAAGCGTCAGCCACTCATCTAAATCGATATCGTTTCGATCCATGGTGACACCGTACTTCTTCATTCCGTGCAAAGCACGAACGCGATATTTTTCTCTGACCTCTTCCACAAACGGGCAAACAGATTTGCTTTCTCGTTCAGCGGCCCGCCACCCAGAAAGAAAGATGCTCCACGCGACATCGTTCTCGCCCATGTTGTAGCTTGCATAGATCTCTTCGAAATAATCTCTTGCTGTTTTCATTGCTTCCACCCCAATGCAACGCGCGCCGTGTGTCCGCATATTCCTTCATGCTTATTGTAATCAGGGCAAACGCTGTCGCAATCGCATGAATAAAAGCGCAGCGCATTTTTCATGCGTTGAATTTCTTTTTTATATTTTTCGTTGATGTGGATCTCAAGATCGCTAAGACCTTGCTTGCGTTTGCGCTCAACCATTCTCTTCACCAGATGCTTCATTGTCAGCCTTCAACAAAGTTGCCTGCAAAAAATGCAATGCGCGTTTGGTTCTTTTGTCACGCGGATCAATCATTGCGTGGGTGACCAACACAGGTTCAATCGATCGAAGAACATTCAACAGTTCTTCAACATACGCTGCCTGTTCTTTTGATCGACGCAAATCTTGTTTCGCTGTATATTCAAGATCTTCATTGCGCAATTTTAATTTGAAAATTTCATCAGCAGCTTTTTCATATAAACCAGAATAACCTGTATTATTTATTTCTACATGGCGAAGTAATTCCACAAGATCATCAGTCATCTTTCTTCTCCCCTAGTGCGGCGCGGGCAACTTTGATGGCGCTATCAATTGGCAATGTTCCAAACTCAGGATCAGGTGTCATTGAAGCAATAATAAACAGCGCCGCTTCCAGTTGCTCAATGCGGTCGGTTCCAAGATAGAATTTACGTTCGTAATACTCTAAACTTGCGTTTGCCCTTTGCAGCGCCGCCTCCAGT